GGGAGCTTGCCCTTGAGGGAAGCGATGACGCTTTCAGCGAGGATGCTGGGAGCGACTGCGATGGAGTTAGCCATGATGTGTTAGGATAGGGTGAGGGTTGAGGGAAATTAGATAGCCGCCTTGATGATGGCGTGCTTATGAGCGGCGAAGTATTCGTTACGCTCCTTGGAGCCGACCGGCAGGGACATGAAGGTGGCGAGGTGGTCGACGGCTTCGGCGGTGGGCTTGCCATCCGCGGGCGAGAGTTCGACCGGGGAGACGCCGACGGAGGCCACGATCTTGGCGGCTTCCTTGGAGGCGCTGACCTTGCTGGCTTCGTGCTCGGCGACGAGGGCCTTGAAGGACTCGGACTCCTTGACGGCCACTTCGAGGGCGGCGGTCAGTTCGGCGAGCTTGGCGTCCTTGGACGCGGCTTCGACCTTGAGGCTTTCGAGTTCGGCAGAGACGCCGACCGTCATCTTTTCCACAGTCGTGCGGAGGTCGTCGCGTTCGGCGGTGAGGCCAGAAACGGCGGCGGTGGCGGCGAGCAGCTGTTCTTCGATGGTCATCTTAGATTTGCGGTTAATGGAATTAGAACGAACGCAGGGCGTCGTTGAAAGAGTCGGCCAAGCCTGTGACCAAGCCCTGGGCGGCGGCCTGCTTGCCAGAGAAGACCTGGCCTTCCATGGCCTCGGCCTTCACCATCTTGCGCTTCATGTTCACGGCTTCCTTGAACTCGGCGTGGATCGTGTCGACGCCCTCCTGGAGGTTGCCGAGTTGGCCTTCGTCGAGGGACGTGCCTTCGATGCCAGCGCCCTTGAACTTGCCGGACTTGATGACGACCATTTTGATTCCAGCCATCTTGGCGGCTTCGGAGTAGTCAGGGATGGCCATGTAGACGCCGATGGAGCCTACGGAACTTGAGGGACTGGCGGTCACTTTATCGCTAGCCGAGGAAATCCAGTATGCGGCCGATGCCATCTCGCTATCGGTATAGGCCATCGTGGGCTTACCGAGGTTGCGAATCTTGTTGGCCAGTTCCTCAACGCCGGTGACCGTGCCGCCAGGGGAAGAGACTTGGAAGGCAATCTTCTCGACCGCAGGGTCGGCCGCCATCGCGTCGACCTGATCAGACAGGTCGTTGATGTCCACGGCGCCCATCATCTTCTCGAGCGGGGACAGGCCTTTGCCGATCACACCGACGACCGGGATGATGCCGATACCGTCGACGATGTATGGCTTAGGGGCCACGCCGAAGAGCTGCGCGAGCATATCCGTGAAGCCGAACTTCTCGGCGAGGACCGCGTGGTCTTTCGCCTTGGTCGGGTCGATGAGAAGGGGCTCGCGGCCCGACAGTCCGTTGGTAAGGAAACGCATAGTAAATTAGGAGTTGGGTTCGTCTTTGGATTCAGGCTCTTCCTGGTCAGCGGGTTCGTCTTCCATCTCAGGAGACTCGGGGCCTTCCATGACGTCGCCTCCGATCGTGCCGACCGGGGTGTTGGACGGACGGAACAGCAATTCAAACGGGATGCCGTATTGAGCAGCCAAGTCCTTGATGTGGACCATATCGGCGGCTCGCTTGGCCATCTCGGACCGGAAGTCTAGGCCGCGCTGGGCGTAGAGTTCGGACATGGAGAGCAGGCCCATCTCGACGTCGGCCCGGTCGTTCGCGGCTTCGCGGCCAGCGTCGACAGTGACAGACTTCGGGGTCGTCCAAGAGACGCGGGTCCAGTCCGGGTCGTCGGGCAGTTCGCCGGCGGCGATGCCTTGGCCGATGATGTAACCCCACGTCGGAACGCAGAAGTTCTCGATCATGATGGTCTGGTACTTCGAGAAGACTCGGCCAGCCTTAGCGGTGATGAGGCGGACAGTGGCGCCGCCGAGCTTAGAGGAGTCACCAACAAACTCGTAAGGCAGGACTCCCATAGCGATGTCACGCTCGAGCGCCGCGAGGAAGCCGGTGAAGGTGGCGTTCGGGCGGTTGCTCTGGAAGGACGTCATGTCCTCGCCAGGCTCAAGGGCGATGAGTTTGCCGCCCATCGTGTTGGCGAGGTTCGAGTAGGAACCGGCACCCGTCGCGCCGAGTTCGTTGGCCATGTCGCCGTCGATGATGCCGCCCGCCTTCTTGATGATGCGGGTCACGTCGCCGTTGTCCTTCACGGCCTGCTTCTCGAGGGCGAGGATTTCCATCTCGTCCTGAATGCTGTTGATGCTGTGCTGGAGCAGGGGGACGCCGCGGGCGCCGGACGCGTACTCCTGGTCGACCACCATCATCATCGACTGAGCGAGGATTTGGCGGGACGAGCCGTCGGAGCGGTAGATGTTCACGGCGATGTATTCGCCATAGGGACCGAACTGGATGCCGTCGTGCATACCCTCGGGCACCTTGCCTTCGAGAGGGTCGCCGACGCGGTGGGCTTCCATCAGCTGGAGTTTCGCTTCCCCGGCGCCGTTGCGGACCTTGGCGGCGAAGGAATCACCGTCGCGGATCATGCCGCGGAGAAGGATGGACTGAGCCTGGTAGAACGAGAAGCGGTTAGTGATGTCGATGCGCTTGGCCTTCTCGGCGAAGTAAGCCTCGTAGCGTTCCTGCATCTCAGGGGTCGACGCGTGGCTCTGAGGCTTGATGCCGTCGCCCACGGTGTAGAGGCAGATGTCCGCAAGGATTTGCTTGAACAGCCCGGAGTTGCGTTCCGCCCAGCGGCACTTGCGTACCATCGTCAGGCGGTCGTAGGGCGTCAGGTCGCGGCGAAGGTCGCGCGGTTCGGCGCCGTAGGCCGCACGGCGGGCACGCGTCACGCCGATGCTCTGCCAGTCGCCGTAGGAAGCCTGCGGCTGCGGGGCGGCGGGCATGGCCTTGGGCGTCTTGGGACGCAGGCTGACGGTCGGAATCTTCTTGCGGGTGGCCATGGAAAGTTAGTCCTGACGGTTCTGCCAATCGGTCGAGATGATCGTGCGACGAGCGCCGTAGGTCGAAGGGTCGAGGCGGCTGAGGGCGAACATGGCCTCGGCGAGCATCTCCTTCGGGGGCATGGCGAACTGCTTTGACGCGGACGAGCCGGAGTCGGAATAGGACATCAGAGTCTTACCTTCGGTGATCATGGCGACCGCCTTGGCTTTGATGTCTAGGAGTTCGCACTCCGTAAGTCCGATAAAGAGTCCAGAGGCCATTTAAACTTGCCGAGAATGGAAGTTAAAGAGGGGGTACGCCGCCCAGCCCACGCCGCGAGTCTCTTCCTCCCACGACACTAAACGGCGTACCCTTGCATATAGCGTGCCAAGGGTCATGACGGTTGCAAGTCGGTTTCGGCAGTTTCCCGTCCGGCGATGCCCCAGCGGACGGCGGCCAGCAGGGCGAGGATTTCACAATCGAGAGCATGGTTATCCTTCTTGCCCTGGGGAAGTATCCACATGGGTTTTCCCGTCCGCTTGTCCTTGATGCGGACTTCGGCGCTCAGCTGCTCGACGTACTCGGGTGTGGCGTCCAGCGCATAGCTCCAGACGCGGCGAGCCCGCAAGCCGTGCAGGAGGTCCTTGCCTGCGGTAGCACTATGCACGATCAGGATGGCCCGCTGCGGGATGCCAGGGACAACGATGGACTGCTTCTCGGAGTAGAAGCGGCGGGTCGTGTTCCCGGTCTTGTCGGTCACGGCGAAGTCGTCGGACCCTGAGCCCTTGGCCGTCTTCCAATTCCGCTTGGCCGTCTCGCGGTAGACCTCGGTCGTGTTGTCGCCTGAGTCGACGAGCACCATGGCATGATGGACGCCGTGCTGTTTGGCAAACGCCTCGACGTTGCCCCATGAGTCGATGCGGGCGAAGGCCATCAGGCGGCTATGCCCGGTCTTAGCCCAGCGGCGGACAGTCACCCAGAAGTGGCCACGCTGGACGTCGACCCCCATCGTGCGGAAAGGGATGCTCCCGGGCACGGCGTCCTTTTGCTCGACGACGCGGGCCTTCGGCGTGATCGCGGCCTCCGCGTCCCAAGGGTCGGCCATCTTGTAGTTCGCGGCCTCCGCCAGCGCCACCATCTCGCCACCCTCTTCGCTCCAGGGCATGGCCAGACGCTTCTGCTTGAAGATGCGCCGCGGCTCCTCGTCCCCGTATTGGTCAACGGACTCCTTGGCCTTGAGCATTAGCACGCCGAGCTCGCCCCAGCTCATCGTCGCTAGGCTGTTCCAATGCAGGCCGATGTGCCCGGAGTTTGCGGCGACCGATGTGGCCACGAAGGTTCCGCGGGCGTTGGCCTCGAGGCGGCTGGCGTTCGTGTCGGGCAGGTGAGTCCGACAGGCAGCGCACTCGTAGGTCGTGCCCACGCTGACCTTGTGCAAGTCCCACGTGCCGGTCGCCTTGGCGTCCTCGGGAAACCTGATCTGCTCCCAGACCCAAGGCTGAAGGTGGTCGCACTTTGGGCAGCGCATGTTCCAATCACGCTGGTCCGTCGTCTCGTGCAGCTGATGAAACTCCTGCCCAGCCCGTCCGCCCTGGGACAGGAAGATGCGTTTGCCCATCCAGCCGAACGCCGTCACGCGCGCGCTCAGTTCGGCCAAGTGTCCGGGCGGTGCCATCCAGCACTCGTCGGCGATGGTGTAACGCAGGGACAGGCGCTGAAGGTTGGCCTCGTTCCAGATGCCACGACAGTAGAGCGTCATGCGGTCGAAGTCCGCGGTCGTCGAGCGGTCGAGGTCGTCGCCCGAGAGACGCGCCTTCACCGGCGGGCAGTTGTTCCAGACCGGGCGGAGGTAACGCAGGGCGAAGTCCTTGGCCTCAGGGTCGGTGGCCTGAAGCACCATCGTCGGGCCTGGAGCGTTGGCGATGATGTGGCAGGTCAGCAAGCGGGCGAACAGAGACTTGCCCGATTGGATGCTGGCAAGGACGGTCAGTAGTTTCGTCTCGGGATCGGCGGCGATGCGTAGGGCCTCGGCGACCCAAGGCGTGCGCTCGGAGCGGAAAGGCCCGGGCATCGGCGAGTCAGGGATGGCGTGGACGTTGGACTCGAGCCACTCGACGACGTCGCCGGAGTCGGACGGACGCAGGACGTCACGGCCTACGCGGAGCAAGTCGGCCTTATTCATCGGTGGACAGGTCGGCCTTCACGCGGCGAACCCAAGCCTCGAGCACCTTCACGGCCTTTGCCGGGTTCTCGGGGTTGCATCCTTCCGCGACATCGAGGGCGAGTTTGTCGAGTCGGTTGACGATGCCCGCCGTCATGTCCCGCATGGCCTCGGTCGCTTCCTTCGCGGAGATGTAATCCTTGGTCAGGATAAGCCGACGCTCCTGCTCTTCCTCAAGTGCGACGAGGGTCTTCAGTGAGGCGTTATAACTCGACTGGTACTTCCCCTGGTTAGGGTCGCCCCCTTCCATCGCGGCCTGCCAGACGCCACGCGCCCGACTGACCAAGGTGCGATGTTCGCTGATCGTGTCAGCCAGGGAGCCGTCATCGAGCTGCGCCGGTGCAGCCTTCGGTGCCGCGGCCCGCTGCACGTTTGCCCGGGCTTCACGCCATGCCCGAGCCGCGTCGATGCTGTCGGTCGGCATACCTTCGCGTCGAAGGACTGAGATGCGTTGCGCGGTGACGCCGAGCGCCAAACCCAGTTCTGAGTTGGTTAGAGCCATGGTTCTGAACTGGTTTGCTCAACCCCAATATTATTCATTCTGACCATGCACTTCTTCTTCGTGGTGACGGGCCACGCGTGACGTAGGGGGGGGTCTAGGAGACTCCTTAGAGGGGGTATATGGGCCGTTTTCATCGCTTTGGCGTGGCAGGGGGCAGGGGGCTAGGCGCCTTATTCTTGCCGCGTCTGGCATTCACATGAGGAAACAAACCGCACGCGTCGGAGTTCACGGTGCGCTGGATCTCCTTCGCCCTGGCACGCATCCAGAAGTGAGAGCGGCCATACATCTTGCCGATGAGGCGAGACGACAGACAGCCGGGCAGACTGAGCGCCCAGCGGATGAGCTCGACGTGACGACGGAATGCGAAGTTGTCGGTGCAGGCCAAAGCATCCATGAAGCCCTTAAGCATCACGCCGACATGATCGCGTGAGATGAACGCATCGACCTCTTCGCGTCTGCCGATGTCAGTCGGGTTGAACGCCCAGTCAGGATGATTGGCGTCGATGTTGAAGACGTGCCGAGGTTGCGCCATCTCAGCGTAAGGCAGCACGCCGTTCTCGCGCATCTTCTCTTGGACCTTCTTCGGCTGGGCAAAGAACCAAGCATCAAACGACTTGGCCTCCTTAGCCGGAGCCGTCAGGTCGTTGAGCCTAGCGCGTGTCACGC